GTAGGTGTTATTGTTTGAGTTGGTGTTGGCGTTACAGTATTTGTTGGTGTAGGAGTAGGTGTAACTTCAATAATGTGACCAATTTCACAACCTTGGGTGTCTACAATTTTAATTACAAAATCACCATTATCATATGGGTCTAATACATCAAATGTATATGGGAAAGTTGCTACGGTTGCAACATAAACACAACTAGCACTCATAGAATCACAATAGTAGATGTCTACAGGTGTATTAGCGGTTACGGATGTTATTGTTACGTCTTGACTCATATTTTCTTAATTATAATGGATGGGTGGATGATAATGGATCGACGTCTAATTTTCAAAATGAAATTAGGCGGCCAGACCAAAAAATAAAAGCAGGACAAACTTGGGGAGGTGATTATGTATTGCAAAATTCTCAATTACAACTATGGGGGCAACTCCCCTCCTAGGTAACGCTCCTAGCTATCTCGAATTAACAGTTCGGCCCATTCGCTTGCTTGGTCGAGGGGAATGATGGTAGGAGGGATTTCTATGTGCCGATAGAATCACCTTTCACATCATCTAGCAGAAACCAGAGAGCGGTGTTGCACTTCCTACATTTTGATAGAGGCGCCTCTATCAGTTTATATATTACACCATTTCTGGGATGGTGTCAAGTCCAAAGATTATGATCATATTCCCAATGACAATTTGGGCACAAAGGCATTATATTTTGTTTTGAGTTTATTTCACTAATCAATATATCATCACTAAAGGAAGAAATGGGTTTTATATGTGCAACTTCTATATGTTTATTATATCCACATTTAAGACACTCAGTAAATCCAAGTTTTTTAGCAATTGCTCTCGCTCTTGTTCTTACCAAGGAGAATGCCGATGACTTGTGGTGATTTTCATATATCGCTTCTTTAAGAGTCATATCTTTTACTTCTTTATTCTTTATCCATATCAAATAGTGTTCCATACAACGAGCACGATTTGCTGTTATTGGTTTTCCACAATCCAAACATTTATGTTCAGGTTTTCTTTTAGGAACCTTTTTATTGTTATAAGAAGCAGCACAACTTCTACTGCAAAATTTGGGATTAGAAGTATGCTTTTCGCAAAATAAACATTTAATCATAATGGAACCTTTAGTTACTATTATTTATACGCTAAAAGGTTCCAAAAACGTCTCGTGCAAGATTCGAACTTGCGACCCACTGCTTATCACCTTATAAGGAATTGAACCTTATCATAACCACCCGGAAGGCGGAAGGCAGTTGTTCTAATCCGCTGAACTAACGAGACATAAGACAATCATAACAGACGATGCTAGGATTGTCAAATGGGTTCGGTGGGGTACGATCCCACAACCTTTGCCTTAAAAGGGCACTATTCTTCCAGTTGAATTACGAACCCATAAGAAGAGAAGACCCAGACCTTCTCTATGGTCTCTCAACCACCCTCATAGAATAGCACCCAAGACCCGTGCTGTCAATCCTTTGCTTCCTTACGGGCGTTCTTTTCTTCGGTAATCTCGCCTCTACGGGTCTTTACCAGTTTTGACATTTCTTGTAGTGCCTTGCGAGCACGAGTTCCGGCAGCATTATTACCGGCAGCGAACTTTTCGTCTTCTACTTTCCATTCTTCAACGGCATTCAGTAGTTCTTGTGATGTAGACATAATGATTTCTATAAAAAATAAGATATGTTTATATATAACATTTTTATTCGCATCCATCTATCCATGGAGCACATAAACGCATTTCTCCACCGAGTGACTTACATTCTTCGGTATAACACACAGATTCATCAACTGGTTTCTCAATATACTTTGGTTGATATTTGCGATCATAATCGGCAATAATTCTATCGTACTCTGGTCTTACATTTTCGATTGCTCTATCAACTTCTAATTCAATTCTTACTTCTAATTCTTTTTTACTTTCAGTTCTTGGCAACTCATGATTTAACCCAAATTGTTGAAGAATTAAAGTATAAATTTTCCAAAGGTCTTTTTCACCAATCTTCAACCATCCAGATAAAGAAACTATAATCAGCACGATAATAGAACTCAGAACAACTGACTTTATTTTTTTAGAAGTTGCATCAGGAAGAGTGATAAGTTTTCCATTCTTAATCTCAAAAAGTCTAAGCATTATTCTTCTCGTATTCTTTAATTGACTTATCCAAAACTCTTTCAATTCTATAAGTAATCAATTCAGAATCTTGAATTATATAATCATTTAGAATATCAATACCCATAGAAGACTGAACTTCATCCAGTAAATTGAAAACTTTTTTCTTTTGAATTCCTGGAATGAGTGAAATTGCATCTAATGAGAAATGAACAATTGCACCAATCTTAATCCACTCCTTTAGAGATTTGTTTTCTTTTCCATACTTAAACTCAAAGATATTAAATTTACTCATTCAAGAAGTCCTCCAAAGCATCATCTAGCATTTGTTTAGCATCTATTTGTTTTCTGGGTTCTCTCATCTTTTTCGTATCAAAGGTAAGTATAGGTGTAATATTTCCACTTTCTTCCATTTTTACCTTTGCTCCAAATGGCGTTCCTTTGGGTTGAACTTCAAATGAATTATGAGAATTTAATTTAATCTCACCAATATCAGTTTGTACCTTTAAGTATCCCACTCTGGCGGCAATATCTATAATATCTTTTGGTTCTTGTGGAAGATTTTCTATTGACATGAAAAAAGGAGGGTTATGAGTTCCCTCCTATATTTATTAAATTTTATGAATTTTAGACTTCGGTAAGAACCATTCGCTTTGAATAATCATAAGCATAGTCAGTTCTTGCTCCGTGATCGCCCCAGCGTATCCACTTTCTAGCAAGTCGCATATAATCATTAATCGACTTACCAGGTGTTTTCATATGAGGTTCAATCATCTTCCAATCACCTTCATACAACATATAATCAAGTTGAGTATCAAGTGAAGAAGGATTGGCACCAATACGAGCAGCGTGTTTTCCTAGTCCATAAAAGCGAGAAGCATTAGTCCATTGAATTAATCCATACCCTCCACCGCAATTAGGATAAGACACTCTCACACCACCCTCACATATGTTAGGTGTGAAAGTAGACTCTTGGCGAATATTACCCATAATCGTCGCTAGGGCATTTTTGTCAGTAACTCCACGATCCTGGAGGAAGTCCAGAGTTCGTGATTCATTATGATTACATCCTTTACAAATTAATCGTGTAACTTTAGGTTTTTCGGGAACAACCTCTTTGGTCTCTGTCTCTCGAATAGGACCTTCAGGAACAATCGCAAATGGTGGTTGTACTGAAGATGTTGCCATACTCGGTGCTGGCAGTATTGCCGCTGATGTTGTAACCGCACCCAAAATCGCTACGGTCACATTTGTTAGGTTTTTAAGCATTTAAGTTAATAGAATTCGGCATCCGTTTAAAAGGGGGGTATACCAACCCTCTCGGGAGGCACCTTCCACGGCTCTAGTTTTCAAGTCAAAGACTCATTATGAAAAAACCCACCTTTGGAAGTGGGTTCGTGACATTATATGCGATTATTTAGGGTTTGTCAAGGGGTCGGTCGTCCAAGGCACTAATATCGATATACATAATGTCAATTTCCTTTACTTCTTCTGGAATATGAATCCATTCCTCAAACTCTTGTTGCAGAGCTTTAGCATTTTTATGCCTATCTGATTCATGAAGTAAATCAATTTTATTGACAGCCCAATCCTTAATGTCGCATAAGGTATTATTATCCAATAATTCTTTCAAAATCTGATTTGATAAGGTTAGTGTCATTATAATGGGTCTGTGCTTCCGCGTCAAGGGATGTGCCTACATACTATGATTAGGAATACTTATCATATGACTTGGCAGTACAACAAAGAGGACTTTACCGATGTACCCAAAGGTATGGAAGGATTTGTTTATGTCATTACAAATCTAACTAATGATAAAAAATATATTGGAAAAAAGAACTTCTGGACTCGTCAAAAAGATCGTAAGACTGGTCGTAGAAAAACTAAAGAAAGTGATTGGCAGAAATACTTTGGTTCTTGTGATGAACTGATTGAAGATGTAAAGTTATTAGGTCAAGATAAGTTCTCCAGAGAAATCTTGTATTTGTGCCCTCATAAGAAATCTATGAGTTATTATGAGACGATGGAACAATTTAAGCGTGATGTAATCTTAAGAGAAGATTATTACAACACAAATGTTGAAGGTAAGTTCTTTAGTAGCGAAGTAGAGAGACTTTATGAAATTGTCCTTAAGAGTTCTAACGCGTCTTAAAGTACTTAAAGCTCCCTGTTCTCAAAAGCAACAAACCTATTATAGCGACAAAAAAGCACCTTGTCAAGAGGTGCTTTGAGTTATGTTAAGGTTTTATAATTAACCTTTTGTTTTCTTACCTCTTCTTTCTCTGTGCTCTTCTCTACGGGCCCGCTGCTGACCGCCACCCAATGCTAAAGCACCACTTGGATTATCATATCTATTAAGCCTAGCACCAGACCTTTTGTGTTCTGGGAGTTTTTCATCTACCTTTGCCTCAATAATACTACCAATCATCTCAGCATCCAACTCAAGCATTACATAATTTGCTTCTTCTAAGGTGTCTGCGTGACCCTGTGAGAGGAGATACTCAAGCACGAGGTCATAGGCATCATATTCTTCCTTCTTCAGTTTACTGGGTGCTACAGTATTACTTAATGTATTGCTTGGAGCAACTTTAGGAGCCTCTGTTGGGGTTGGTGGTGCTGTTGAAGTCGCAGCACTTAATTTAGCAGCAAGTGGGGCAGTAGGAACTCCAAAACCACTAGGACGAGATGTTACTGCTGGTTTTGATGCTGATTTTCCTGCCTCTACGCCAGCTTTGACTGCCGCTTCTTCGGCACCCTTTGTATCTCCTGCTGCCTTTGCCGCCGCTCTTGCTGCTTTTGCCGCTCTCAATTCTGCACTAGTTGCCGCCCTTCTTTCAAACTTAGTTCCACCTGCGGTAGTTCCAATAGCAGGTTTTGTGGGTCCTGCTGGTGTTGGTTTGGGTGTTGGTG